TTAACATAACACATATAATGCGCACTGTAATAGTGGTTCCTGTGGACTTGCAATCACTAGAGCCAATCCGGCACAAGCCATTGAAATACCTGATAATCCAAGCCCATTAAACTTTTTTGCAATTCCTTCCCATACTGCTTTTATCTGCGGATTATCATTGCGATCAGCGTGACAACCCAACAATGCAATCTCAGGGTCTAAACCTGATTGCTCTGCAAGAAAAATTGCTTGTGTATCAGTCATATAACGCTTTCCTTTGCGGAAATCACTGATTCTTTGCGGCGGCACATTCATATCCGCTGCAATTTGTTTGTCTTGTACGTAACTTTGAGCCTTTTTGTAGGCATCTAATAGTTTGTTCTGATACATACCGCTTCCTCCGTTTCCGTCAGTTTAGCTTATCAATCACCATTTTTGGTGTCTTGCGCTAACCAATTTTGGTGATTACGCTAATAACCAAATTTGGTTATTCAATCAGTATCAGACCGCCTAGCTCTGGGCGTTTGCCCTTGACGCTTTCGCGCTTGGCTTTGGCGGTCGCTCTCTCAACTAGTCAAGGTGGTTGATTATGGAACGCGACAAAACACTTGAACTGTTATGTATGTTAGCTGGGCTACTAGCTATCGCGTTTGTTTTCTATGGACGTGCGAATTTCGATGCTCCAGCGAGCACTTATGCTCAAGTTCGACTCTGGATTAAAAAAGAGCCATCCGCTATTCCAATGCTTAATGGGTTCATGTCTGACGGCAAGCTTACACAAAACGAAGTTGATGAACTTCGTGTTTACGTTGAAGACGCACCAAAACGCGCTCTTATTTCAAAAACGGTTGAGGCTCAATAATGCGTGAACTTGTTATTGATTTGGCATCAGGCAAACAGGAATGGATTGACTTTGTTCCTGTCCATTCTTGGGCTTCATGTGAGCACATTCCTGACAACTTATTCGACCATCGTTTTGAGTACGTCGACCACAGATTCACAACGCCTGAGGATTTCATTCCGTCGGCGGTGAAATCGGCAATGAGTGCGTCAATCTACTCACGCGACCTGTCAGATTTTATTGAGCGCCCTACTTCTAATCCTTGTTTGGAATTGCCGAAATCATTACACCGTAACGGCGACTTTGCTCGACATATGACACGCGCTTACACCGACATTCTGAAAACACGCAACGTTTTGGAAGCGGCTCGCGCGGTTAACGAGGCTCATACTCGTTTGACTGAGCACGGCTACAGCTACGCGATGTCGGATGAGCAAATTACCAATCTAGCTAAGCGCAAATCACGCGACTTTTCTCGTGTGTTAAGTGCAATTCCGCTTGAAGAATCACAAGCACGTTTTGATAAAGCGTGTCAGCTTCTCGATTCATTAGGCTTGGCATTCTCACCTGAGCAAATTCAATACGCAGAAAACAACTGTGAACTTTTCGCATTGGTGAACCGTGCGCTTGATGAGCATTGGCTTGTTCGTCAACTGCGCCGTAAATGTGCTTACGAGGTTGAATGTGTCGCGCGTGATTTAGCGCTTGTTCAACGCCGTAAGCAAGTTTACTGCTCGGATTTCTCTCTAAGCCGTCAACGTGACCGCAATACGTCTAACCGTATCGCCCTAGAAAACACGATTGCTTACGATGAGACTGACCCATCTAACTACTTCACACTCAGTGAGCTATCCGCTAAGTCGGTTTCTAACGCTGAGATTCGCCGCGCTGAAATGTTCGTTCGTCTACGTGGCTTTGAGGAAATCGCTCAAGAATCGAGTCACGATGCGGTGTTCTTCACAGTTACGGCTCCGTCTCGTTTTCACTCTGTTTCTAAAGGCGACATCAACCCGAAATGGCTTGAGGCTGGCAAGCCTGACGCGAAAGCAGCTCACGCTTACCTCATGGGCGTTTGGGCGAATCTTCGTAAGTCGATTGATAAAAGCAAAATCAAGGTTTACGGGATGCGCATTGTTGAGCCTCACCAAGACGGCACGCCGCATCACCACTTGTTGCTGTTCATGGAAAAATCCGCACGCAAATTTGTGACGTCTGAGTTTCGTCGTCTTGCTATGGCTGACTCGCCAAACGAAAAAGGCGCAAAGAAAGCCCGTTTCAAAGCGGAAGTTATCGACTGGTCGCAAGGTTCAGCCGTTGGCTATGTCGCTAAATACCTGAGCAAAAACATCGACGGTCAACACATTGATTCAGATAAAGGTTCGTCTTTGTCTGGCTCGGATGCGGCAGAACGTGTCGTGACTTGGGCGCGTGTGAATCAAATTCGTCAATTTCAATTTATTGGTGGTCCATCTGTCACGGTATGGCGTGAGCTTCGTCGTCTTCGTGATGAATTCAAAGAGGACGATGCTTTGTTTACAGATTTATCTCAAGACGAACACTTTCTATTAGAAAAGGTTCGCCGCTCTGCTGATGAGGGCGACTGGAAAGCGTTTTGTTACGCAATGGGCGGTGTGTTCGTTAAGCGCAAAGACCAACCAGTAAAAGCGGAATACTCCGTTTCAACCTCTATCGAAAAACTGATTGCTTCGGGCGGTGAATACTCATCGACTCGCTACGGTGATATGGCTCAAGCGCGTTTGAATGGCTTGATGTTCCATAAGATTTTTATCGTGACTCGCTTCCGTACTTGGAAGACCGAGAACAAGCAACAATTCATCCGTGCTCAACAAGGCATCATGTCTAACGTGGTCGATTACTTTGACGCGCTAGAACGTGAAAAAGAGTACGAGCGAATGTATGACGACCTTTACGAGCAATACGAAAAGCACCTAGCGCTCTATGACGAAATGGAAGCGCTGTTGCTCACCGACCCTCAGGAAGTTAATGCGTCGTGTTGGGTGGGCGCAGCCCCGCCCGACATGATGCATTAATTTCCCTTGGACTTGTGTCAATAACTGTCATTTCAATTTTCAACTAACCAACAACGTAAAAATAAGGGCAAAACACTATGAGAATGGAAGGTTTAATTCTAGATGTTTCGGACATCGTTCAAGAAACCAAAACAGACCGTAACGGCGAACAAAAGCAAAACGGCAAGCTGCGTCTCATCACGACCAACCCAACGGACACTATTGAAGTACGTGTCTCTCCTGAGCTTTGGGAAAACGGCAAGGCTGGCGAACTGCTCAAGCGCTGTGTGGGTAATCGCATGATGTTTGATGTGGAACACAAGAAATTCAGCTTTGGTAACGATGAGGGTAAACACGTTTCTATCGACGGTTTCCACCTCTACGCCCTACCTCAACTTAACGAAAAGTAAGGGCTAAATCATGACCGAGACGCAATTTGCAGAGCTAATGGCTCGACTCGATAACTTTCAGTTGATGGTGTTCTTAGGCATTTGCTTCTTGTTAGTTGCGCTCGGTTGGATGGTCGGAGGGCAAAGATAAATGCTGTCAACAGAGTTCATGCTCGGCTGTTTTGGAACAGCATTTATCCTTGGCTTCTCGATTGGTTTCCACATTCTGGGATTCAAGAAAGCGGCTGAGGTTTCAACTTCTTCATAAACCATAACATAGGAAATAAAACTATGGAAAAGCAAAACAAAGTACGCACAGCAATGGCTAAGGCTGGCGCAGTAGTAACAGCAAAACGTGCGGCATTTGGTGGTTCACTTCTTATGGCGGCATCTGGTGCACATGCAGCATTGCCGGAACAGGCAGCGCAAGCCTTTACTAGTTTAGGGACTTTCGTTACCGACATGCTCACCTCAACTTGGGGCATCGCTGTTCCACTAACGGTTGGTTTCATCGGCATCAAGCTATTCAAGAAAGGTGCAAACAAAGCAACGTAATTCTAACGACTGCTTTATACACCCATTGGTCAACGCCTCCGAATGGGGGCGTTATTTTTCACGAGGAAGATTTACAAATGAACATTAAACAAAGCATAACGTCACTGATTATTTTACTGGGTGTTTTGTTTAGTGCTTTTAGTGTAAGTGCCGCTCAACCAACGTATAAGGTTTCAGACGTTTCAGCTTATCCCGATTGTAAGTTGCTATTGGGTATGAGAGTTAACCCTGCCTCTTATGTCTCTTGTTATGAAAACAAGTTTGTTAACTACAAGGATTTTTCTACTAAGTCCTGCTATTTGAGGCATGGTAAATACGTTGTAGATATCATGTGTCACACAACCAGTGCTTCTTGGCCTCTTTATCGTGCAGCTGGATTCTTGCAAAATTCGGCTCAATGTCCGCCTGACCATGAAAAGATAGAAGACGGGTACGTCGTATCTTGCGAACCCATCGTTCCTGCATGTGAGTTTGGCGAAAACCCTGACGGTACATGTATGGATGCCTGTCAGTTCAAACAGTCCATTAATGACACTCAATCACTTCATTGGTTGGCTTACGTTTACGGTGAACAAGTAACAGGGGCGTGTTTTGGCGATTTTGGTGCAACACGTTGTGAGGTCGAGCGTATCCCTAATGACAGTACGCTTTGTACTGATGTCGATTCGGGCGAATTTACCCAAAACACGCGATGTCACGGTAAGTTTCAATTCACAGGTAAGCAGTGTGATGGTGGTACGCTGTTTTGGGGTAAAGATGGCCCTGACACCCCTATTATTCCCGACGATCCAATTCACGACCCTGACGACCCAACGGGCGACATCGAAGACCCTAGCGTACTTCCTGACGACTCGACCAATACGGTTAATCCACCGAATACGGGGGATGTGCCAGATGTCGAAGACCCTGACACAGATGAATCGACCGATAAGGGCGTAGTCAACGCGATTAAGGGGCTCAACTCAGATGTGAACAAGGCGCTTCACGCGCTAAACGTCGACCTCAATCAATCGAGCGCTGATATTCAGAACCAAATCATTGCGCTCAATGCGTCGATGGTGACTAACACCCAAGCGATTCAAAAGCAGCAAATCAACAACAACAAGATTTACGAAAACACTAAGGCGCTGATTCAGCAAGCTAACGGTGACATCACGACGGCGGTCAATCGAAATACCAACTCTGTTGGTGAGGTAGTTAAGGGACTCGATGATTTGCAAACCACTAACGCTGATGGATTTGCAGAGCTATCGGATAAACTCGACGACCTCAAGCCTTGTGAGCCTACCGAGGAAAACAACTATTGTGAAAACCCTCATGGTTTAGGTTCGGATTATGTCGGTGATGTACTGACTCAAGCGGATAAAGCCGTGTCCGGTGCGATGAATTCCTATGAAAAGACCGTGACCGATGCGGCTAACGATTTGATTGAGAAGAATCTGATGGCGGAGTCTGAGGGGCATATTAATGCCATATCGGATTCGTTTTTGAGTGTGTTACCTAAGCCTACGCCCTGCATGAATCTATCCTTGCCTACGCTTGGCGGAGGTCGCGCTTCTATTTCTTGTGAGTTTTCGCAGAAACTCAAAATGATCATCTCAATTCTGATTTACATCTACACGATTAAGACGCTTGTTGAAATCCTGCTGACTGAGGTCACGCCTGTACCAAGTAACAAGCCAGGTTCGGGGAGATATTACTAATGATTCAGCTATTACCAATTGTCAGCACCATTGGGACGGCGTTGCGCCTCCCTGCTCTGGTTGCCTTTATCTCTCAGATAGCGACCACGTTATTTGGTTGGTTCTTCATTGCGAAAGCACGACATGTCACGATTAACTTGGTCATTTTAACGCTGCTAATCGGTTTAACCGTCACCCTCACCTTAGCAATTTATACCCTTGCAACGGGTCTGTCTTATGTTGCGCCTCCAATGTGGTCACAAGCAGCGGGTATGTTCATCCCTAATAACGCCGTGCCTTGTGTGAGTGCGATTTACTCTGCGCGTCTGCTGCGTTGGGTGTGGGAGTGGAAGTTCTACGCGATTGTGAGGGCGGCGTAATGGCATCGGTCTACTTTGTCACGGGTAAGCTCGGCTCAGGCAAAACGCTAACGGCAGTCGGTAAGATTCGCGAGGCGTTTATGCGCGGTGTGCCTGTGGCGACAAACCTCGATATCAACTTGAAAGAAATGCTTGGACGCGATAAGCGCAACACTCGCCTTTACCGTCTGCCCGACAAGCCTCAAGTGGAAGATTTGATGGTGATTGGTTCGGCAAACAAGAGCTATGACACCAAAAAAAACGGCTTGATTGTGCTCGATGAGTGCGGAACGTGGTTTAACTCGCGCACATGGAACGACAAGAATCGCCAAAAGTTAATTGATCACCTTTTGCATATTCGAAAGCTTGGATGGGATGTCATTTTCATCGTTCAAGACATTTCGATTGTTGATAAACAAGCGCGTCTCGCACTGGCTGAACACACCGTGTTTTGTCGCCGTTTAGACCGTCTTCAAGTCCCTATCATCTCGACTGCGGTATCCGTTCTAACGCTCGGTCAACTCAAGTTGAAAATGCCTAAGCTGCACGTTGGCATTGTGAAGTATGGTGACAACGCAAACTCACTCACCGTCGACAAATGGATGCTTTGGGGCACGGACTTATACAGCTCTTACGACACTAAGCAGATGTTTAGAAACAACTATGAGGACGGCGTTTATTCAGTATTGCCGCCCTACTATACCCACGGACGTTACACTGTCCCGTATACGTTGAGAAATATCATGCGCATTACGAAAATCTATCTCCGCAAATACTCTCGATTCAGTGTGTTTGCGGCAGGTGTCGCCGTCTCGTTTGCGGTGTTCACCTTAGTTGGCACGCCGAACATGTCGACGGAACCCGAAACGGCTCAAGCCGCGGTGCCTCGCGAGTCATTGAGTGACTTGCTCGATGGCTATCGAATCGAATCTTCAATGAATCCCCCAAACGTTGCCCCGTCTTTTGTGCTGGTTAAGGACGATGTACGTCTGTCGTCGTCGCAACTATACGCAAAAGGCTTTACGGCTCAATCTAACGGCTCTTGCTCCATTACGGTGAGTGGCAACGGTCAATCATTCAAAGTCATGTGCTAGGGAAAAAGGTGCGCTTTATGTCATGGATAATCGCAAAACTCACAGCTTTTCTTTCAGAAATACAAAAAGAATTTTATTGCGCCGGAGGCTCACTGTTTGCGCGCTCATTACTTATCATGCGCTGTGGTAAAGTTGAGAAACAAACAACGGCTTGTTCCAACTTTTCCACATCAAGCATTACCACTTTACTGCTTACGTGCGCCCTGCTTGGCTCTCCTGCTTTTGCCGCAAGCTCTGCGCCTTTTGAGGCAAAGAACACACCGATTGGAGACTTTGCATCGTGGTTCTCGGTTCACACTGGAAACACAGTTGTGCTCGGTCATGGAGTCACTGGTGAGGTCAGCTTTACCGCACCGGATTTGAAAGATGAGGACTATCCTGCCTTTTTCCTTTCGGTACTTCGTGCGCATGGTTACGAGCTTACGCATGACCACGGCGTTTTTACCATCATTGCCGATGCTAACAAGGTGGAGACGTTCGAACCCTCTCAAGTGAAGCTGTACTTCTTTGAGAATGTTCGAAATACCAAGGTCGTTGATTTGATTTCCTCGATGCTTGCTGCAACTCAGAATCAAACACTGAACAACAAAGCAATTAAGAACTACAAGGTTGAAGTGCTACCGACCACAAACAGCATTATCGTGACTGGCTCTGAGAATCAATTGAAGCACATTGATGTGCTCATCAAAGGGATTGATAGACCACAAAAGCAAGTCTTTATCGAGGCGGTGATTACCGAAACTGAGCTCGGTGATTCTCAAGAAATCGGCGTGAATATGGACTTGGCACTGAGTGAGGCTGGCTTTGTTTCGCAGCCTACCGCAATTAAGAAAGCCGTTGATAACCTGTTGTTCTATGAGGGCGGTGATTTCAATGCGCTTATCAAAGCTGTATCAAAGAATCAGAATACCAAGCTCTTATCACGCCCAAACATGTTCATTATGGACAGGGAGCGCGGTTATATCACGGTTGGTCAGAACGTGCCGTTCCTCACTTCATCTGAGGTAACTGACGGCGGTAATCGAGTCCAGCAAATAGAACGTAAGGATGTGGGTGTGTCACTTGAGGTTGTACCGCATGTGATTGGTGATCATGTTGTGTTGCAGATAATGCAAAAATCCGACTCGGTGACGGATTCCTCTATCGCATCCGACATCATCACCAATACGCGAACACTGCAAACAGTGGTCAAGGTTAAAGACCGCCAAACAATCTCTTTAGGTGGTTTGATTTCCCAAGAGCAGCGCGACTCGGTAAGCGGTGTGCCAGTCTTAATGGATGTGCCTTTGCTTGGTGCTCTATTCCGGTCAGAAAAGACCAATACGGTAGATAAAGAACTTAAAGTAACGATAAGAACTACGATACTTTGAGTTAAAAGAAAGCCGAACAATTGATGTTCGGCTCTGCTTTAGCTGTACTGCAATACGCTTTCTAGTTCTTTACACTTTATTATAGTGTCGCGCTCTAATACGGTTGCGATATGTGTTTTGTCATAAGAGCTTCTAGCTTCAAACCGAAGCAACGGATGGTGTCCGTTAAGTGCATTGTTTACGTATATGTCTCGTTCTTGTCTCTTCTTCTGCCTATGAGATGAATCATCCAGCTCGATGACCGCCAAGACTTTTGTGTCTCTATCCGTTATCACATAGTCCATTCTTTTAGCCCAAGTTCGAGAGTTATCTTTAAAATTGGTCGGTTGAACCAATGCCATCAATGAGACTTGACTATGAATCACGTATTCATCAGGTATAAGCTCCTGCAACACTTTATAGAACCTGCGCTCTGTCTTGGTGGCCAAGTATGTACTTTTCTTGTGAGGTACAGAATTAGTCTGATTGCCCGTGTTCGGTAGAGGTACTTCGACTATCTTTGGGTTCTTTTCTACAGCTTTAGGTTCAAAAGAATGTATGCTGCTCGGTCTTCTGACTGCTGCACCTTGTTCCCATTCGTTAAGCCTACGTTTAGGTTTCTTACCCTTCTTTGTGAATAGATACACAATACACGCTAAGGATATAAATATCAGTAATTCAGTCACTTTTGACGCCTCCTAAACAACTTAGAAGCAAATGGTAGCATATCAATCATTTGAGTTATCTGTTTTTGGTTCATTCCCTAATCTGTACTGTATTACGGGGGAATTCTTCTGAATCACTACTCATGAGGCTGAGTACAGTTTCCTTAGTATCTGCGATTCGCATTAGATTTCTGATTTTTGACTATGTCTTACCGGGGCATTTTGAGCAACTATTTACAGCTAAAGACCAATAATTTAGTTATAATGAGCGTAAAGACACTACCAAAACGAAGTGAAAAATAATGGCAAGTGCGAATCAAATAAAACAGCTTGTGCGACATTTTACCAAAAGAGACGACAGTCGATTTTTAAGCGTAGTAATGCAAATAGCTGCACATGAAGCAAAGATTGGTCACACAAAGTTCGCCGAAGAATTAAGATCGTTAGTTGAAACTGCAAAGTTATCCTTGGCTAACAATAGTTCACAAGACACTATACCTACGGCACTAACACCTAGTACATCTAGAATTGACTTGGGAAATTCCACAGATCTTTTCTCCGTATCTCATCCTACAGTTAAGCTACAAGACATTTTTTTAAGTAGCTCTACGGAAATACGTATTAAAAGATTTCTTGAGGAAAATAGAAATTCTAAAAAGATTAGGCAGTTTGGTCTTACTCCAAGAAGACACCTCCTACTTTTCGGACCTCCCGGGACAGGTAAAACGATGACTGCTAGTGTAGTTGCACACGAGCTTCATTTGCCTCTTTTCACCGTGCGAATGGACTCCTTAATGACTAAGTTCATGGGCGAAACTTCGGCGAAACTTAGAAGTATCTTTGAGTATATTAGAAGCCATAAAGGGGTTTACCTCTTTGACGAGTTTGACACTATTGGCTCTAAACGCTCAGTAACGAATGATGTGGGTGAAGTTCGAAGAGTATTAAATACTTTTTTGCAACTACTTGATGAACATGTTTCAGATAGTCTAATTATTTCAGCGACTAACCATAAAGAAATTTTGGATCATGCCCTGTATAGACGATTTGACGATGTCATCGAGTACCATAAACCTTACTTAAACAACATTCAGTCGTTAATTGAGTCTAGGTTTATCACATTTGAGCTAAATGTCTATGATTGGTCTGAGATCACAGAGGCAGCTGACGGCTTGAGTTATGCTGAAGTAGTAAAAAGCTGTGATGATTCCATCAAATTTGCAATTATCAATAACCAAAGAACTGTAGAACAAGGCTTGCTCAAAGAAATGCTTTCCGAGAGATATTCTTACAACAACTAAACATTAACACTGCAAAATAATAATGAAAAAACACATTAAAATTACACCCAACAAAAGCAGTTTGGCTTTCACTCCAATTTCTACACCAATAAAACCCAAAGAGTATAAAGTAGACAAGTCTCAAAGGTACGACCAAATAAAAGTGTCTCTTGATATGGCTATCGAGTCTAGTCAATCGGGCCAAAAATTAGCGAATACTATATTTGGTGAAACACCCGATGTTCATTTGTTTTCCATTAAAAAGGATACTGATAACCCGCAAAGAATTGCATTGGATAGATTAGACAATCAAAACGTCAAGCTTCTATCTGTGCACGAAGTAGACGGTGTCCCTACTGCTAACGTCGCAGTCAAAAAAAATAAGTTGGAAGTTTTCGAAAAGTTACTTGAAAACTACAAAGATAAAACTACTCCAAAGGGTAATCCAAAAAACCAAGCCTTATTTGAGTCTATTTCAAAAATTGAATGTACAGAGATTCACCACCTATGGTTTGGTTCATCCTTGCCTGATATAGGTGAAGTTCGCAGTTACGAGCTTTGGCTCGATATTTCAGAACACCGTAAAGCTGACAGTTTTGACGCATTCAGTACGAAATTAGCCCATCAATGTTCAGTTTTAAATATTTCCCTCCGAGACTCTACTTTACGATTTAAGAATAGACTAATAAAAATCGTAGACACTAGCCTAAGCCAAATTGCGTTGCTCAATCAATCTTTGGGAGCAATTGTAGAGATACGTAGAGCAACTACAGTTTGTAATGACTTTTTGAATATGAGTCGCTGTGAGCAGGTAGATTGGCAAAACAGTGTCAATTTCACGCAGTCTCCAAATCCAGTGAACATTTGCATTATTGACCGAGGTGTTAACACAGGACATCCTCTTTTAAGTTCAGTTGTTTCTGGAAGTCCACAAGTTTCTTATGATCCAAGTTGGACAACTGGTGATACACATGGCCACGGCACTTGGATGGCAGGTGTTGCCATGTATGGAGATCTAAAACAAACTCTCCAAAGTCAAGATTATGAAGTCCCAGGCTTCTTAGAGTCAGCAAAAATAGTTGAAAATGGCGTAGCTAACGACCCATTACTTTATGGTGCTATTCTAGAACATGTTACGTATGGCATTGAAACAATTGCGCCAATAGACAGGCGTATATATACGCTCGCAACAACCGCTGATTACGATTTGATGGGTGCTCCATCTAGTTGGTCAGCCTCTGTTGATCAACTAGCCGCCCCTCATCCTGATGATGATACTGCAAGGCTTTTCGTCATATCAGCCGGAAACGCAATGTTGAATGGTGAAAAAGACATTCCTACGACTAATATTAACGCTTCAGTCCAGGACCCAGCGAACGCATATAATGCTTTAACAGTTGGTTATTGGGCAAGCGAGGCCAACTTAAGCGAACCGGGCTACGAGCTATATAGTGAACTTACTGATATTGGTCCTTCTTCAACAACAAGCGTTACATGGCGAAGTGATTCTCCCTTAAAGCCTGAAGTTGTCTTTGAAGGTGGCAACTTCGGGTACGATCCGACTTTCAAGCTTTCGTCTATTTTTGATGACTTAAGTTTATTAACCACCTCACATAACTTTTTAGGTTCAGACCAGTTCATTGGTTTTGGTGAGACTAGTGCTGCGACAGCTATGGCGAGTAACTTCTCAGCAAAACTATGGGCTAAATATCCAGACTACTGGCCTGAGACCATCAGAGCATTGATCGTTCATAGTGCTACTTGGCCAGAAAGAATTAGCACGAGATTTGGTCAGCTTAGCTCGAAAGCTGCTGTTGAAAGGCTACTCCGCTTCGCCGGTTATGGACATCCTAATTTTCAACGAGCATGCTATAGCGGTAATCAATCAGTTAACTTGGTAGTTCAGGATGTAATTCAACCCTATACCACCGAAGGCACAATGAATGAAATGTTGCTCTATAACTTACCTTGGCCTGAAAATGAATTAATGAAGTTAGAAGGACAAGAAGTCAAACTTAAAGTAACTCTGTCTTACTTCATTGAACCAAACCCAGGTGAAGGAGGCTGGTCTAATAAATTTAAGTACTGCTCCCACGGCCTTCGCTTTGATTTTAATGCGCCCGGAGAAAATTCAGACGAGTTTTCTTTCAGAATTAATAAAAAGTTTAGAGCCGCTCACCCAGAAGTGGATAAAACTGAAAGTGATAGCGGGCAATGGCTGCTTGGTCAAAAATTACGTAGTAAAGGTTCAATTCACTCTGATACTTGGACTGGCACCGCACGAGAACTTGCAGAAAAAAAACATATCGCTGTCTACCCTGTATCCGGTTGGTGGAAAGAATTGAAATCAGAGAATCGACAATCAAGTGTTGCACGATTCAGCTTGATTATTTCAATAGAAACGCCTGAGAATAATCTAGAGATTCACAACGAGATAGAGAATTTGATCGCAATTGAAAATACGGTTCAGTCATCCGTTTTAATAGAAAATTAAACAAATAGGCTCCTTTCGGAGCCTTTTTTACATCATTTTCTTTAGTGCTCTTGCATATTTTAATACTTGACCAGCTGCTTCCAAATCTGTCAAAGCCCCAATCTCTAGCAAAGCAATTCCTGTAAGTAGCTGTTGCGCTGTTACCATCTGTCCTGTTGGAAGTTCTAATCTATCGTAATGCATTTTAAAGCTCTCCCATTGCTCAGATGGGCTCAGTTCCCTGCCCTTAGTCATTCTCATTAGCCTCTTACACTCAGGAGGAATGGTTTTCCCCTTATCCCATTCTTTGACTGTTCTCACAGTTTTTAAACAAAGTTCAGCAGCTTGTTCGACGGATAAACCACATTCAAATTCACGAAAAATATAGTTTTTAGTCATTTCGTGATACTTCATTGAATAGTCCCTCAAAAGAGAGACATTTTATAGAACTAGCATATGCAATCGCATTCAACATAAGCAGATATAATGCGCACTTTAATAGTAGTTCCTGTGGACTTGCAATCACTAAAGCCAATCCGGCACAAACCATTGAAATGCTTGATAATCCAAGTCCGTTTTACTTTTTTGCAATTCCTTCTCATACTGCTCTTAATTGCTTCCACCCAGCAATGGTACCTCAGGTTGAAGAAATGTTTGGAATGGCTATACCAAACCAAACCTTATCAATTATGTCGTGTATACGTCAGTGTAATAATTTATTTTTTCATGAAAATTTGAGGTGTAAAAACCGAACCTCATAACCAAAGGTTCGGCTTATTGAGCTGTTGTTTTATTTATGACTTAAGTCTTTAGTATCACAAACCAAGGTCTCTTTTCATATGGTCGCTTAGCGCTTCGGATGCCCGTACGTTTTGCTTTCTTGAGTAACGATGCCTTAACTCTCCACCAAACAACACACGAAATACTCTAGTATAAAAATTTATGGTTTGTACAACTAACTTAGAAAAACTTATTTCTGGAAAGGATAATTGTTTCGTATTTTGTTTTATTACTTTCATATTCATAAACCTCAACATAATTTGTACTTAAATTTGATAATGCAACATCGATTACTAAAATAATTTTATTTATATTTTTTGGTACAGTAATTTCACTATGGATAACGCAAGCCGCTTCAATTAACAAGCTACCTTTATTTTTATTTAAAGATGTTATTTTTGATATAATGTCAACCTTACAGTTCCTATCGTTGACTAAAGATTTAATATCATCACTGCCTGAAACGTTAATAATCCCATTTTTTATATTATTAACAATCTGCTCTAAGTGGTATTCAGAAACCACTTCTTCGTAACTTTTAAATATCAT